GCTGCAGAAGACATGACGACACTGCGCGAAAACATTCTTGAAGACGTCATGAGCAGCCTGAGCGGCACCACAGGCGTGGGCGCTCGGATCTATCGCAGTCGTGTTGTTCCATTGCAGCGTGGCGAAAGCCCTGCATTGGTTGTTGAGCCTGTAAGTGATACGCCAGAACAGAACACAAGCTTGCCAACTTTGGATTGGTCGTTTGTTGTTCGTGTGTCTGTAATTGTGCGGGGTGAAAAGCCTGATGAAGTTGCCGACCCAATAGTTGAAAGCCTGCACAGCAAAATCATGGCTGATTTAACTCTTGGTGGTTATGCCATTGATGTTCAGCCGCAAGGCGTAAGTTTTGAAATGATTGATGCAGATCAACCCGCAGGCGTTATAGGTTGCGATTATCTAGTTCGTTACCGAACTCGATTAGCTGATCTGACGCAAGGCCCTTAAGATGGAAGATGAAAACTTGGGTCAAGGGGGTGCATACCTTGTTGATCCAAAAACCGGCAAACGAAAGCTCATTGAGCGGACTCAGCCGGCTCAACCTACTAGCCCCAATTTTGAGGTTGTAACCGATGACACTGAGGACGAGTCAACGCCTATTGCTGGCGAAGATCGAAAGTAGCTACGGGTCTGACCCCACAGCTGCCGGCACTGATGCGGTTTTAGTCCGCAACATGGAAATCACTCCGCTACAGGCTGATGCTGTTGAGCGTGAGTTGATCCGTGGCTATATGGGCAACTACGACATTTTGCTCGCTAATCAGCGAGTTGAGATTTCGTTTGAGGTTGAGCTGTCAGGTTCTGGGGCTGCAGGCACAGCACCTAAGTGGGACGCAATTATGCGTTCTTGTGGCAACTCGGTGACGATAGCGGCAAACACTTCAGTTACTTATGCGCCAATCAGCGCATCATTTGAAAGTTGCACGCTTGAGTATTACGTTGAAGGAGTTCGTCACAAGTTGACTGGCTGTCGTGGCAGCTTTGCAATTACAGGCGAAGTGGGACAAATTCCTGTGATTAACTTCACGATGACGGGATTGTTCAACGCGCCAACTGACACAGCAAACCCAAGCACGACTTACGCAAACCAGGCCGCGCCGGTCATTTTCAAGAACGGCAACACTACAAGCTTCACCTTGTTTAGCTATGCAGGTGCCTTGCAGTCCTTCAGCTTTGACCAGTCCAATACGACGGTTTATCGCGAACTGGTTGGTGGCACTAAAGAGGTCTTGATTACTGATCGCCGGCCTAATGGCACGATTGTGCTTGAGGCTGAGTTGCTTGCCACGCATAATTTCTTTACTGATGCGACTGGCACAAGCACCGGAACAAACACGTTCCAGCACGGTCAATCGGCTGGCAACATTGTCACCTTTAGTGCCCCACAGACTGACTTAGGTTCACCAACCTATTCAGATTCTGACGGAATCCAGATGTTGAACTTGCCCTACAACGCAACTCCAACAACTGCAGGGAACAATGAGTACAGCATTGTTTGTACTTAATCGTGCGCTAGTCTGACGGCGAATCACCTTTTTTATGGCATTCGTCCTTAAGAAGTCAAATACTTACAAGTGGCCTGTTTCTGTGGATGTTCCTGTTGATGGGGGCAAACACGAACGGGTCACTTTTGATGTTGAGTTTAAAGACTTGACGCAAAGCAGACTTTTGGAGATTGCAGAGCTAAGCGCAGAGGGCAACTTGACGGACGTTGAAATCGCTCGTGAGGTGATGATGGGGTGGATTGGTATTGAGGACGAGAACGGCAAAGAGTTGCCGTACAGCATCACAAAACGAGATGAGCTGTTGGATGTGCCGATGATGGCAACGGCAATTGCTGGGGCTTACTTGGAGAGCAAGCAGGGAGCCAAGAGAAAAAACTAAGCGAGGCCGTTGAGTATCTGTTCAGCGGTCCAGGAGACCAAAGCCAGCTAAAGGCAGACGCTAAGGCGTTTGGCTTGGTGCTGCCTGAAGCAAAAGAGCAGCACTTTGAAGTATGGGAGGGGAATTGGCCCGCTGTTGAGATGTTTTTGCGTTGCCAAACCCAGTGGCGCACCACAATGTCTGGCGTTTGCGGGTTGGACTATACAGCGGTGCAATGGCTGTTTAAACTGTATGAAGTCAAGAATGCGCCAGCCGTGCTAGAGGACTTGCAAATCATGGAATCGGCGGCGATGAAAATTTTGAATAAAGAGAGCAATTGATATGACTGCCAAGTTTGGAATGTTGATCAGCGCCAAAACGACTGGTGCTAACGACATTAAACGCCTTGGAAACTCCATGCAGGGCGTGCAGGGCAAGGCCAAAAACCTTGGCATGGCGGTCAAAGGGGTTGGACTTGCTTTCAAAGCAATGTTTGCCGCTGCTGCCATTGGTGGTATTACGGCGTTTGTAAAAAGCTCTATTGATGCGGCCGATGCTCTTGGAAAGCTTGAAGTAAGAACTGGCATTGCTGCTGCAAAGTTGCAGTCTTATGTCAACGCCGGCAAGCTTGCGGACGTTTCACAAAAGCAATTAGCTACGGGATTGAAAACGTTGGCCCGCACTCAGCTTGAGGCTGCTGATGGTGTGGCTACTTATGCAGACGCTTACAACAAGCTAGGAATAAGCGTTAAAAATTCTGACGGCACTATTAAGCAAAGTGATCAGTTGCTGGGCGAAATTGCTGACACGTTTGCGACTTTGCCTGACGGGCCAGAAAAGACCGCTATTGCTTTGGATATTTTTGGCAAGTCTGGCGCTGACATGATCACCATGCTTAACGGTGGCAAGGCATCACTTGAAGAATTTAACTACCAGTTAAGCGATAGATTTGCTCAAAACGCAGAATATTACAACGATCAAATTACCAAACTTGGATTTAAATTTGAAGGTTTTAGGATGCAATTAGCAGATGCTTTGCTTCCTGCCTTAACTGCAATAACAGAAGTGTTTGCTGACTTGTTTGCTAGTGGTCAAGATTTTACGCCGTTATTTAAAATAATTGAAGGCGGCGTCAGAGGAGTATCTTCAGTAGTGCTTGGATTGGTGCAATCAATGAAATTTTTTATAAGAGTTATTCGTGATCTGGTTAATATTGCAACATTAGTAGGCCAACGCAAATTTGGAGAAGCGTTTGATGTTGCAAAGACTGGGTTGGCTGATACAGGGGCTCAATTTTTTACTGATTTGGAGGCTCAACGAAAAGTCTTATTTGGCACTTCTGAAGCTCCAGATAGCTATGGCAGAAGGACTGGTGGAGTATTGCCGTCAAGCCAAGATTCAGAAAAAACAGCACCAGAAAAAGTCAAAGAACGCAATTCTGCTTTAAGTGAAGGTTTAGATATAACTCTTAAGCAAACTGCAAATTTTGCAAAAATGTTGCAAGGCTTAAAAGAAGAAGAGCGGTTGCTTCAAGCAAAAATTTTAGGCAAAGAGGAAGAAGTTGCGTTAGACATAAAGGTTGAACAGATGACAAAAGGATTGCCCCCCAAAATTGCGGCAGGCGTCGAGCAACGCATACGAGGAAATGCAGAATTGCAAAATTCAATTGATAAAACAAAAGAGTTAAACGCAGGCACGGAAAAAACCAACGGTCTTTTTGAATCAATCAAAAGCACTGTTGCAACAGGACTTGCCAACGCTATTGAAGGTTTAATTGATGGCACAAAATCATTGAGCGAATCTTTGTCTGGCGTATTGAGGCAAGTTGCGTCTTTGTTCTTGCAAGCTGGAACAAAATCTTTAATTGGTTCAATTTTTCATTCAGCCAACGGCAACGTATTTGCTCAAAACGGCATTGTCCCTTATGCCAAAGGCGGTTATATAGGCCGCCCAACAATGGCGTTAATGGGGGAGGCAGGGCCTGAAGCCGTGTTGCCTTTACGTCGTGGAACCAACGGCAAGCTTGGGGTTGAAGCTTCTGGTGGTGGTGTTGGTAACGTAGTTGTGAACGTTGACGCTTCTGGTTCTAACGTGCAAGGCGATCAGCCAAATGCCAAGGCGCTTGGCTCTGCAATTGGTGCAGCCGTACAGGCTGAATTGATTAAACAAAAACGACCCGGAGGGCTTCTTAACTAATGGCTACTTTCCCTAATATTGCTCCAGACTATGGCGCATCCAAAAAAGCTCAGCCAAATGTTCGATCAATTCAATTTGGATCGGGCTATTCGCAACGCGCAACTTTTGGAATAAATCAAGACCCAAAGGTATGGACTCTTTCTTGGCAGAACAGGAATGCAGCAGACACAAATGCGATTGAAGATTTTTTAGAGGATCGGGGAGGAGTTGAGTCATTTAATTGGTCGCCGCCAGACGAAACAAATACTTATAAATGGCTGTGCCAAGATTGGACAAAAACAATGCCGTATCCAAATTTGTTTAATGTTGCCGCTACTTTTGTTCAGGTATTTGAAACCTAATGGCTTATCAATACGACCTGCATAAATGGCAAGCTGAAAGGGCTTATGAGTTTGGCGACGTTGTTCGTGCTAACCCCAACAGAAGGAACACGCTTGCGTTTAAGTGCATTGTTGCTGGAACGACAGACACCCTTGACACTTACTCGGAGTTTGAGTACGACGAGCCTGCTTTCCCATTCAAGATTACGCAAACCCTGGAAGATGGGACGTGTACTTGGGAAGCGTTTGAGCCATTAGCAGAAGAGTTACTTCGCCTTGCTCCAACAGCAATTATTGATCTTTTTGAAATTGTTTTAACTTCAACAGTAAACGGTATCGACTCAATCATAAGATATCACGCCGGCAAAAATGGGTTAACTGAAGAAATTAAATTTGATGGCAACGCTTATCCAGCAGTACCTGTCGAAATTGATGGATTTGAATTTTCTTCAAACGGAACGTTGCCTCGCCCTACGCTAAGAGTAGCCAACGTAAACAATGCCATTACCGCTTTAATACTTTTATACAATCCTTTAGGGGCTAAAGTTCAAAGGATTCGCACGTTTGCTAAGTTTATTGATACGGTAAACTTTAATCAGCAAGTTCCGTTTGCTCCGGAAGATGACATAGAAGACACCTTAACTGCTCAAAATAATGATCCTTTAATTGCGCAAACTTTTAACGATACTTCTGACCCTAACGCGAAGATGGTTGAGACTTGGTACATCGATCGTGTGTCAGCGGAAAACCCGCAGCTTGTCGAGTTTGAGCTAGCACCAAAGATTGACCTTGTTAATGTTGGTTTACCCCGACGAACGATTGAGGAGTTTTGCCCTTGGAAATATCGAGGCGCTGAATGTGGGTACAAGGGAAGGTCTTGTTTTACAGTTAACGATTCAGTTCTTCCAGATTCAGAAAAAATAGTTGTAAACGGTGTTGTTACTAACGACATTTGCGGCAAACGTGTTTCCAGTTGTCAGGCAAGATTTGGCAATGCACAAACTCTTCCTTTTGGCGGATTTTATGGAGCAAGACTTCAGGCTTAACGCCGTAAAGCACGCTAAGACTGTCTATCCCAAAGAGGCTTGCGGTTTGGTTGTTGATGGGCGGTACTTCCCTTGCCAAAACATTGCGCTAGACCCAACTGCAGATTTTGCGATCAATCCTGCTGACTATGCCCGTGCGATGTTTACTGGAACGATTGAAGCCGTGGTGCATTCACATCCAGAAGGCACACCTGTAAGCAAACAAGATCGTAAAGCCTGCACGCAAACCAAGATTCCTTGGTACGTTTACTCTGTGCCAGATAATCAATGGTTAACTATCGAGCCTTGCTAGGCCGTCAATGGGATTACGGCAAGACTGATTGCTACTCCTTGCTTCGCGAGTATTACGGGTTGCTTGGAATTGACTTGCCAGATTTCCCGCGCCCTGAATCGCTGGAACGTACCCACAGCATCTTTTTCAAACATGCGCGGGCTATTGGCTTTGAGCCGGTGCCTTTTGATGAGCGGTGTGAGCATGATGTTTTGATCATGCGGCTCGGCACTAGAAACCCAATGCACGCAGCGATTTATGTGGGAGACGATAAGATTTTGCACCAGCGAATGAATAGCATCAGTGCTTTAGAGCCTTTAGGGCGTTACTATAGGCAAAGCGTTGCGGCAGTTTTTCGCCATGCAGCTAGTTCTGTTGGCGGGTGAGCTGGGCGAAAAGTATGGCCAGCAGCACGAGTATTACAACTTGCAAACACCTGCTGATGCAATCAAGCTTCTCTGCATCAATTATCCAGCGTTAAAGAATGAGCTAGTTCAAGCGCACCAAAACGGCGTTGGATACAAGGTAATCCAAGGTGGTGCGGCGATGGGATATGACGAGTTGCAGTTACCGTTTGGCAGCAAGCCATTGCTGGTGGTGCCTGTAATTACGGGTTCTGGTAACAAGGAGTCAGGACAAATTTTGCTCGGCGTTGGCTTGGTTGCGGCTTCGTTCTTGTTGCCGGGTGCTGGAATATTTGGAGCAGGCATGGGTGTATTTGGCCCATTGGCTCCAGCAGCTATTGCAACTTTGACCACCGTTGGCACAGCCGTTAGCACAGTGGGCGCAAGCCTGATTCTTTCTGGAACGGCAAGTCTTATTTCGCCACAGCCGCAGCTTCCTAATTCTGGTGCTGGCAGAATTAAAGGGCAAGGCACTCGCGTAAGAGGCGAAGGGCCAAGTGGAGTCACCAGAGGCGCTTCAGGTGTTGAGTCTTATGCGTTTACCGGGCCTGCAAACACGGTCGGGACAGGCGCAACATTGCCTGTTGTCTATGGCCGAGTAATCACTGGTAGTCACTTATTAGCAGCTAATTTAGAGACTTCTGATGATTCCGACCCGTTGCTAATGGCAACGCAAACTCCAGGGTTGAGCACTTTAACAATTAATGGAGAAAGACTTACAAGAAGGTTCCAGCCATTGGGCGGTTTAGATAGCAAGCTAGGTGTAAGGGATGTAAACAGCACCAATAGAGATAAAAGAATAAGAGTTGAAAAAACTTTTGGCGATTCTGGCAGTGACAAATTTTTGCAAACTGGAGAGATTATCTCCGCTGATAGTAGCCTTGATTACAAGAGTGGAAAAATCAAAAGAAAGAGCATTGACGTGCTTTTTGAAGTCATTCGAGGTTTATACGATTACGTTGGTGCGCCAGGTACAACAAAGATTGATGGTTTTATTACTTACGAAATTACATTGACTGTTTCTGTGAGCGGTGGTGAGGATGTTCAAGCGGCGGTTGCTCGCGGCACATTACAAGGCTTAGTCAACGAAACCCAAGAGTTTAGCTTTGGCCATAGGCTTGAAATTCCTAAAATTAAGGATGGAAGACGAGTTAGACTTGCTGTTGAAATTATTGATGTTGGTGCTAAGGACGGGACAAAGCTCAAGGTTCAAGGCTACGGCTACAAGCTTATCTAAAGAAGACTATGGCCCTCAATTCAAAGACCAACCTTAAAATAATCGACGCGATTTGCGAGGGTCCAATCGAAGGGCTTGCTGAATGGCGCAAGAGCGTTTTGTTAAATGAAACTTTGGTTACAGGCAGGCAAATTGCACAGACAGTTAATTTTTCAACGAGGGAAGGGACTCAAAACCAGAAACTTTTTGATGAAAGCTCGGCATTCAGCGAGGCCCAAACGACAATCATTGATGTCAACCAGCAGGTTGGCAATAATTACTCTGAAGAAGTTGACGACAATAATCAGGTAGTAAAACGCGATTATGGCACGGGACAAATAACCCGCGCAATAAACGACAGCGAGGCTGACTTTGTTGCGCTTGTGTTTACAGTTCCAAAGCTATATTGCACGGCCATGGAGGGGTTGGCGCGGGGGCAATTGTTCTTTGCTCAAATCAAATTAGACATTGCGCTTAGCGAAGACGGCGGTGCTTTTGAAGATAAATGGTTCAGGGTTGAAGGGCAAGAAAAAAGAAGTATTATTAAAGGTGTTTCTACGTCCCAGTATCAATTTAAGACTAAACCGTTTAATCTTACGCGGAACAAAGCGCCGTATAAGATTCGCGTCAGAAAAGTAGAATTTGACAATGCAGAAGATGCTTTTGAAGTCAAAGCTCAAGACCTTCAAGACATTCCTCAAACAACACCTTTAGCTAACAGCAGAGCGGATACTATCATTTGGAATAGTATTATTGTAGGCAAACGAGTAAAAGTTAGCTACCCTCACACTGCTCTTGTTCATTTAAGTATTGACTCGGAAGAATACAACACCTTGCCTGCGAGGGCATACGACATCAAAGGCTTAAAAGTACAGATTCCATCAAATGCAACTGTCAGGACAGACGGCAGTCTTAGGTTTAACAGTAGTATTCCTTTTGACGGCAGTCTCACAACCAATCTGCATTGGACAACTTGCCCAATTTGCTGTTTTTATGAC